GGGGTCGTGTGGACCTCGTAGACCGTGCGGTCGCGCTTCTCCTGGTAGGACGGCGACTGGCCCTCAATCTCGTCGATCTGCTCTTGGATGTCGTCGCTGTGGTAGGCGCCCCCATCCTTGATGTCCACGTCGGCGTAGAAGCCAGAGAGCTGCAGCTTGCGGATCTCGTTGCGGGACATGGAAAGCACATGGGTCACGCGCTCGGCAGAGAAAAGATCCGACGCCTCGTAGGGCACCACCAGATCCTCCGGAGCGATGAACTTGGAGACTGCGCGGCCCAGAGCCGTGTCGTAGTACACCTTCTTGAAGGTGGAACCGGCAAGGGGCAGATAGAACAGCATCATGTCGAGTTCTGGGTCGAACTCTTCCATGACGTTCATGATGTAGAAGTTCATGAAGTCTTGGACGCGCTCTGCCTGAGCCTCAACATCCGCAGTGCGGGCACCAATGATCTCGGTCTTGACCGGACCCTTGGCCGGGAGCAGCTCCTTGTAAGCCTGCGCTTGGAACTGGGTCACCGCCTCCGCAAGGATCGGGTGCTGAACGCCGGTCGCCCCTTCAAAGGGCTGGGAGCGGGTCTCATCAAACTTCATCCCGAGGTACTTTAAGCCTTCGGTGTAGGTTTGCTCCCACTCGCTGCGAGACTCTTTGTCGGCGTCAATGGACTGGATCACGTCCCCAGCAAGCTCGCGCAGCTCGGAGCGGTCTAGGTAGTCAACCAAGTTCGCGTCGAAAGGCACGTCAGGGCTTTCCGGTTCTTGATCGATCTCATCGTCAACGAGGATCCCCTCCTCATTGATTAGGATCATGGCCGCTTCGCGCACTTGATCTTCCCGCGTCGGCTCAGGAGTGACCTCCATGATGGTGGTTTCATCAACCACCTCGGGGACTTCGCCTCGGATTACGCGCTCAATGGCCATCAGTAGTATTCCACCCTATGCTGCGAATATCCCGACTCCTCGTCTCGCCAATCCTCCGCCAGGGTCAGGAACCCCCCTTGTCGGAACCGCATCAGCGCCATTGTGGATGAGTCGCAATAGTCATCGTGATCGCCGTAAGGAAATGATGCCATTTCCTCAATGACTTCGTCTGCAAACATCGTCTCCGGTGCCCACACCATGCCAGATTCAAAAATCGGGGCAACCGAGTTCATTCGCGCAATCTTATCCTGACCCCGGCTTGGCGTATATGCGGTGACGGGGATCCCCATGCGGCGAAGCTCATGGGTCAAGGGCGTGCCTGATGCCTTGGCTTCGATGAGCACACAATCAGGCTCCCAATAACGATACTCTTCCATGGCCAAGCGTTTCAGCTCGGGAAAGTCCATGCGAACACGCTTCGCGTCCAGCAGGATGATCTGATCGCAGTCGTCATTCTCGGGCTGAAAGATCGCCCAGGTGGTGATGGCGGAATAGTCCGCTGTCTCCTTGCGGCTGAACGCCGTGTCGTAGGACTGAATGACATAGGAGTAGGCAGGCACGTCGTCCGCCTCCCAGCGCCGCCACCATTCCCGCTTGACGATGGATCCTTCCTCGGCGGTGGGGTTCTGCATCCACTGCGCGTTCCACTTGGCGATGGGCAGAGACGCCTTAACCGAGAGGAGTTCCTCCTTTTTCCAATACTCGGGCCAAAGCGGTTCTTCGCTCGGCATGATGGCCGGGAACTCCACCACGTCCCACTTGTCAGCGTAATCCTCACCTTGCTTTTTGAGCACCCGGCCAACCAGATCCTTGGTGGACCAGCGGGTCATGACGATGACGATGATCCCGCCCGGTTGGAGACGCTGGCGAGGGCCTGATGTATACCATTCGTATATACCGTCCAGGGCGGTGGGCGAAAGGGCATCTTGTTCCGATACCGGGTCGTCGATAACCAGCAGGTCCGCACCACGTCCGGTGATCGCACCGCCCACGCCACTGTAGAAGGCTTCGCCGCCACCGTTGGTGGTCCAGCGCCCCGCTGACTTGTTGTCAGCCTCCAGCTTTAGGTCGGGGAAGACCTCCTGATAATCCTCGGAGTCAATGATGTTTCGCACCCGGCGACCGAAGCGAACCGCCAGCTCAGCGGTGTGGGTCGCCTGAATGATTTTGAGATTGGGTCGGCGCCCCATCATCCAAGCCGGGAAGAACGTCGAAGCGAACTCAGACTTGGAGTGACGGGGCGGCAGGCAAACTATCAAACGCTTGAGCTTGCCGTCAGCAATTTGATTGAACTTGTCGGCAATGATGCGGTGATGGCGCCCTTCGATGAAATCAGGCCACTGAGTCTTCACAAAAGAGATGAAGTCTTTCTGGGCAGACTCTTGCTTCTCTAGGGTCTCATAGCGCTTGAGTAGCGCCATGGCCTCCGCTTTTTCGGTGTCAGAAAGGAGGTCGAAGTCTTTGAGAGAAGCCGCGCTAGACATGCCGCCAGTCTTCGCCCTGGAAGAGCAAAGCCTCAGCTTCACGTCTGCGGACAAGACCGGGGAGTTCTTTGCCGCCAGCTTTCGTCCAGCGGCGGATCTGGTTTGGCACGTCGTCAAAGTCGCCTTCGTTCAGGCGCTTGAGCAGCGTGCTTTCCTTGAGGTTCCCCGGCCCCAAATTGAAGGTCCATGCAGCCAAGGCGTCAAATTGGTTCTGGGTCAGCTCCGCTTCGACGTACTGGTTGATGTAGTGCTCAAATTCTTCAAGATCCTTGCAGAGCAGCTCTTCAGCTTCCTCCTGGGTGATCTCCTGCCCTTCTTCTGCCGTCAGCGTATGGCCATAACCAATGGTGACCACCCCAGCTGCGCAGTAGTAACTGGAAAGCTCGCAGCCTTCAAAATGTTTAATTAATTCAATGCCTTCTGCGCCAATCTTCATGTCAATCCTGCTTTTGCGAGGCGCCGAAATAGAAGCTGACAATAGCCGACACCACCCCGCCAAGGTAGCCCAGCACGAGGTTGATGACCGCCTCACTGTTCGCCTCCGGGGGCAGGAAGGTCACGCTGAAGATGTATCCGCCAAAGAACAGGATGCAGGCCAGGGCGATGACCCTCGGGGTCCAGTCGCCCTTGTGGGTCTCTCGGGCGTGCTGAATGTCCTTGGTCTCAAGCTCAAAGACGTCCACCTCAAGCTCCTTCATGCGGGCCTGGAAGTCGAGCTCGGCTTTCTTGATCTCGGTCAGCTGCTCGGGCGTAGCCTGCTCCAGGGCGCGCTCAATGTCCCTGGGGCTCTTTGCGTCCACCCCAAGGACCTGGGCCACGGCCTGGGCCGCGGCGCCTCCCAGGGGGCCGCCCAGGGCCGTACCGATGGTCGGCGCAACCGCGCCGATGAGGTTCTTGATCTTGTCAAACTTCATTGCTTCATCACCCAAAAAAGCCCAAGGAGAAAAGGATACATGCCGACTGTTAGGCCAATGGCCCACTTCATCCAGCCCTCCAGCCTGCCCATGCGGTCACCCATATCGGCAAACCGTTGCTCTATCGCTGCGTAGCGCTGCGTGCATTCACGCTCGTGGGCCGCAAGTTCTACGAGAGCTTTTTCGGCAAGGTCCACGGCTGGCTCCTTACGTCCGAGAATCAACGAGCACGCCCTCAAAGGTCGCGCTGACGGCGTTGTTTTGGTTCTTGTTGCAGATCGCCCGCGCCTCAATATCGGTCTTCTCAGGGATCTGCAGAGGGAAGGTGAAGGGGAAAAGAACTTCGCTCTCCACAATGTCAATCTTGGTCGCAGTGCGGAAGACGCTGCCAAGCTCGCGGGTCATGAAGCGGATCGTCATGAAGACGCCGCCCGAGGTGCCTGTGCCGTGAGTCGCGGTGCCATTGGCGAGGTAAAAAGTGTGCCCCGCAGGAACCGTGTAGACGGCCATGAGGGTCTGCGCCTCTCCGGTCGTGATCTTTGCGTAGAAGGCGCCGGTCGGCACCCCAGAGCTTTCGCCGCTCGTCCCAACGTAAATGTCCCCGGCATTGGTGCCACCGGAACCGGCGGTCACCACATAGGCTCTGAATACCCGGAGGTATTCGTTGGCGGTCGCCACCTGGGTCTGGCCGTCCATGATGACGGTCTCGCTGATCTCGTCATAGTTGGCATCAAGGCCCTGAATGAAGATGGTGCGAGCGCCAGTCCCAGCAGCATCATCGTTCGCGCTGCTGGAGGACACATACATGGTGGCGGCGGCAGCGGGATAGGCATAGATCCCGCCACCGTCCCAAACCGTCTCATTGGCGTTAATGATGAGCGGGTTATACCCATATTTGAATAACGTCTTGTGCCACGCAATCTGGCCACGGGATACCTGAAGCTCAAAGGGTTCAGACGTTCCAACTTGGCTAATAGAGCGTGGCTCAGCCATGGTTATGCGGCCTCTTCGTCGTCATCCTCAGACGCCGTCACGGCCGAGATGAGCGATTGCTCACGCCAGCCCAGGGCGACCTGGAGGTTCAGGCCAGCCTGCTGCAGCTGCCCGATTTGGTTGCTGATTTGACCCAGCTGTTCGCGAATAGCCACCACCTGCTCATAGTGGACCTTGGCTTCGCCCTCAAAGGTCTCCGGATCGTGCTCTTTCCCGTCAATCGTAATCATGGATTCATGACTCCCAGCGCCACATAGAAAAGTCCACCAAACCCGGCGAACAGTGCAAGGATAACCACAAAAGTGATCGTGTTCCAGAAGAGCTGTTTGCGTTTTCTGGCCTGGGCGTAGACCGCTTTTTCTCGGTCGGCGCGGATCTGCTTCCGCATGGCCATCATCTCGCTGTAGCCCTCCTTGCCGTAGGAGTACAGCAGCATTTCCCGCAGGTCGCGCTCCTGGGCTTGGACCTTCTTCTTGTGGGCGAAAAGCTCCATGGCCTCCTGCTCCACAGACTTGGAGGAGACCAGCTTCTTGAACAGCGGGGGGTTCTTGGCCTGGCGCTCGGCTTCGCTTAGATCCGCGACAGCGCCGTACCACTGGGCCAGCTGGCCCATGGTGTCTTCAATGTCACGGCCAGCCGCGACAAGCTTTTTGACCGTCTTGTACGCCGTGGTGGCGGCGGTGATGGCCGTGATCGGGTCGATCATTGCTGCGCTCCATCACCCCGCCCCTCATGGCGATATTACCACGGCACTCCAGCAGCCGTCGTCGCGTCCTTGTCCACGCTACGCATTTGCCACCCACGGCATCCCAGAGGACTCGCTGTTGGCGCGGTCGATTTGCTTCTGCACCTTAGCCGTGCGGTCAGCTTCGATCCGGGCCTTAGCCTCCTCGGGGGTTTCCTCGCCTTCGACAAGGCTGTTGTAGACCCAGCCCAGAACGTCGTCCTGAGTGAGGTCCGCGTAGGGGATGTATCCCGGTGCCGACGGATCAGGCTCGCAGCGTAGCTTGCCGCCCTCGGTTGCCGAGTAGGTGCCGTCAGAGGCCACGCAGGACCAGTAGACGAGGATCACCCCGCCGTCAGCGTCCTTGTGGGTCATGTTGTTGATGGTCCAAGTGCAGTTGATTGCCATGGTTAGGCTCCTTGTTTAGGACAACGTTATTCCGGTGGGGGATCCGGCTATGTGTGCAGTAACCGTGCCTACAACGCTTTGAGTAAGGGTCCCGGTAGTTGGGTTGTCTACCAACACCGTTACCTCAATCGTTTTCGCAGACTCGTCAGTGCCCCCAGCAGTAACAGACGCGGCCCATGTAATAGTAAAGGTCCCGGTAGAGTTCGCTAGCTCTTTATCGGTGTCTACCAGAGTGATCGCGACAGGAGCATCTGAAGAGTTTTCCCAATGCCGATCAATAGCTAAATATACTTTGCCATACGTCGATTTTGATCCTCTAGAAGAGGTGAGCCTGTTGGCTCTTGCAACATAAGAAATCTCAATTCCTATGTTGGCGAAATGACTAAAAGACGCCAAAGCAGGCAGGTTAATTGTTAAAAAAGTAGCCGCTACGTTGTCAGAAAGATCTAAGGCTTTTTGGAAAATCTTGGTAAGGGCTGAATTACCCGAACCAAGCGCAACAAGTGAATTGACTTGCAAATCTACATCGGAGTCGGCTTCTGCTGACCGATTAACGAGGACAGTGTCATTCCCTGCATCCACAAACAGCGCATGGGTGTTGCTGTCAGACTCGACGCGGAAGTCCAAAGCGGCGTTGCCGTTCTCATTAACGATGACCCCGTTATCGCCCATGGTGATTTGGTAATAGAACAGGGTATCGCCAGAGTCTGGCGTTACAAGATCAATGCCGTTGGCAAACAGCATTTCATTGCCGTTCCCTGTGAAACTAGGATTTGTGTTGCTACTCGGGTCGTAGCCGATGGAAACAGTTCCGCCGTTGTCTCCAGACTGACCAAGCTGAAGAACGCCGTAAGTACTTACCGAGTAACCCCATCCCGTAGGATTTATGCCGTAGATGTCGAGGTTTTGGAAGGGCTGCTCAAACGCGATGCGACCTTTTATGTTCAGAAGGCCACCCATGTCCGCGTTTGTGCCGATGCAAACATGGTCAGCCCCCGCATCGACAAACAGCATATTAGCGTTGCCGTCAGACTCGACGCGGAAGTCTAGGCTCGTTGACTCCTCATTGATTACCACCCCGCCACCTA